AGAAACGTTCATACTACCAGTCGGTTGGAGATTACAGAAAAACAAAACAACAGTATGGGTTGGCAAAACAAGAAGAAGAAACTGCTGAAAGAGAAGGAAGTATATGGGATGCAACTGAAGCAGAAGCAAAAAAGAAATACGAAGTATATGAAGGTGAAGAAGGTATCCTTGGTAAAAGCATGAAAGGTTTCTATGGTGAAGGTGGTGAAGGTAAAGGAGTTTATGACATTTATGAAAAGTTGGGAAAGAGATTCGGTTTCACTCGTAAAATGGATGAATTCAATAAAACACTTCAGACAACTGGAGGACTTAGTGCATATACAAATCTAGGTGATGATTATATGTCCAGTGATATAGGAAGAGCAGTTTATGGAACTCATTGGGGTAAAAGCAGTATTAACGAACATTCAAAATGGAAAGGGATAAGGGATCTTGCTTCACAAGGAAACGCAAGTATAGACACTGGTACAGATGATGAGACATTTACAAGCGAAGATGCGGCATCTCACTTATATGGAATATCTATAGGCAAAGCTGGAACTGACTGGAGGAATCAAAATCTTGGTGGTGGAACATGGGATCGTGGAGATAGATTTGAATTTAAAGGTGGTCGTTGGACAAGACAAGAACATAGAGTAGGCAAAGACGTTTGGAGAGGTTCTTTGTGGGGTTGGAGGTATGATCCTAATAAAGAATGGTGGAAAGAACATGATATTCATGACCAAATCATGGGTACAGGAGACAAACTAATAAATAAAGCATATACAGAGAATATATGGGGGGAAGATTACTCTTTGTCTGATATAGATACTGATATTAAGACTATTAAAGATTTCAAGGCTGGTGATCCATATCAGCAATTCACTTCATCATATGGGGAATCATATGGTGAATATGAAACATCCAAAACAGCATGGGATACTATGACCCAAAGAGGCTCGGATTATCAGACTTCAATGCAACGCAGGAAAAAGGCAAGAAGTGCTGTGCCTAAAGCATACTCTGCAATGACAGATGCAAGTAAAATGCAAGCATCCGCATATAAGTCATTTATGGGTGTAACAGGAGGAATAGGTACAGGTATGGGTGTAGACTATCAGGGTCGCAAGGCAGGGTTCGGTTATGGTGGAACAGTTTAATAAAAGGAAGATATGAGTGAATTATATGATGCCCTTTTTAAGAGTGACAAATTTATTAGCTGGAAAAGAAAGGAATGGGACAAATTTGTCGATAATCCTTTTGGAGACAAATTTGGCAAGTCAGCCTTAGTACAAAAACTTGAGGCAGGAGCATGGGGAAAAACCTTTGGCCTGGACCCTCATGGAGAAGGAGTTGGTCCCTTTGCTTCGGATTTCCATAAAGATTGGGCTGGTGATGCATGGCAGGATCGTACTGGGTTTAGAGGAAGTGATTTGGATAAACCGCACGGAAGTACTTTTGCAGATTTGTATAGTGGTTCAAACCTCATGGAAGGACGACTTGGAATTGGAACAGATCCTTGGGCAAGATTTAATGAATCATATGGTGCTGGAGCATGGGAAGATAGATTAGGAAGTAACATTTATGGAACAACCGAAGATGAAGGAACATCATCCACAGTAAACACCCCTCAGACTGTATCTGATGATGATGATGAAGAAGAAGATGATGAAGGAACTATAGAAGAAGCATTAACCGAACCAGAAGGTGACTCGCCTCCTAGTGCAATGGATTCAAGAGCATATGGCTGGGCATCGAACATAAGACGTTCTTTAGGTAATGTAGGTGAGGATTTGTATAAAACAAGAGGAGAAAAGGCATCTATATTAACTCGTAGAGGATTATTAGGATGATTGCCAACGCATCACCCAACTTCAGTCAAGATGGTGGGTTTGTAGAACAAATAATGAAGCGTTATGAGACTCTTAAATCAAATAGAGTCAATTGGGAGTCTAACTGGCAGGAAATAGCACGTTATATTCTTCCAAGAAGAGCAGACTTTGAAACAGAACGATCTGCTGGAGAAGAACGAAGACAATACATCTTTGACTCTACTCCAGTACGTGCCTTAACACGTTTTGCATCAGGTCTTCACAACATGATGACCAATTCTGCGTTACGTTGGTTTGAGATAAAGACAGAAAGTAGAGAATTAAATCAATATCGACCTGTCCAGTTGTGGCTTGAAGAATGTACTGTACGATTAGGAGAAGGATTCAACCGACCATCTTCTAATTTTCATCCTGCAATCTTTGAGTATTATACTGACCTTGGAGCATTTGGAACCGCAGTATTGTTTATACAAGATAAAATAGGAGAAGGTCCATACTTTCAATGCTTTCCTTTATCTGATTGTTACCTTGCATCTGATTATTATGGAAAGATAGATACTATATTTAGAATATCTAGGCATACTGCAAAAGAGCTTGCTGAGATCTATCCTCCTGAAGTCTTATCAGAAAAGGTTCAGAAGTCCTTAGAACAAGGAAAACTTTTTGAACAATTCAAGTGTATGCATTCTGTCTTTCCTCATCCGAATCCTGACATTGAAAAAGGTGATAAACCTTTTATGTCAGTCTATTGTTTGTTGGATGAGAAGCATTTACTAAGTGTTGGAGGATTTGATGAATTCCCTTATGTATGTAGCCGTTGGAATAGAAATGCATTGGAAACATATGGCAGAGGTCCGGGATTTGAAGCACTTCCAGACATTCGTATGCTCAATGAGATGGAGAAAACGTTCCTTAAAGCGTTACAGAAGATGGTTTCGCCTCCACTCATGCTTCCTGATGATGGTTTTCTTGCACCTATACGGACCACTCCTGATGCCTTGAATTACTATCGTACAGGATTGACAGGAAATGAGATGGTTCAACCCTTTCCTGTTGCAAACAGACCAGAATATGCAGATGCAAAGATGGGTCAAGTTCGTGAGTCTGTTGATAAAGCGTTTTTCTTGGATTTAATGGAATTACCCGGACCTGTAGCGGCAGATGGTGATGTGTTACGTTTTACTGCAACTGAAATTGCGATGAGACAACGTGATCGACTTACTATTCTTGGTCCAATTGTTTCAAGGCAAGAGATTGAACTATTAGGACCAATTGTTGAACGGACAATGCATGTCATGATCCGATCTGGGATGTTGCCTGAACCACCACAAGAAGTGATGGGTATGAACTTCAAGATCGAATATACCAATCCTGTGAGTATTTCAATGAGATCTGGAGACTTAACATCTGTTAGTCAATTGTTCCAATTTATGCTTCCATTGGCACAAATTGATCCTACAGTCATTGAACGTTTCAATACTCATAGAATTGCAGAATTAGGTGCTGAAATACTGCGTACTCCTCCATCAGTTCTTAAAACAAAAGAAGAGATGGAAGAGATGATGCGACAACGTGAACGAGAACAAGCAATGCAGATGCAAATGCAACAACAAATGGCGGCATCAGAGGTTCAGGGTAATATTGCAGAAGCAGAACAGAAACGAACACAAGCTGGATTGAATGTTGCTAGGGCTCAAAGCGAAGCGGCGTAAGTCTCAATATAGAGATTTATTTACTACAGATGATGGTAAGGAAGTACTGGCAGATTTAGCCAGAAGACATTTTATCCATACATCTACGTTTATTGCTCATGATACACATCATAGTGCCTTCAATGAGGGAAGAAGGTCTGTGATTCTTGATATTCTTTCCCTCGTAAACATTCCAATTGAAGAATTGGATAAATTAACAAGGAAAGCAGAAGATGGAAGAGATAGCAGAACCGACAACAGCGGAGATTGGGACAGAGAGTTCTGAGTCCGTTGCCGGGAACACTATTTTAGGTGGAAATGAGGTATTACCAGTTAATAATGTAGGTACAGATCAGAACCCTTGGGCTTTTGATCCTACCTCTTTACCTGATGATTTGTCTCGTGAACCATCACTTAGAAACTTCGATAGTGTTGATAAGCTGGCAAAAAGCTATGTCCATGCAGTACGTAAAATGGGTGTTCCTGCCGATCAGCTTATGCGTGTTCCACAAGGAGAAGATGATCCCGGTTGGAATGATATCTATAATAGTATTGGTAGACCTGAAACTGCTGAAGGTTATCAGTTTAATGAAAGGTATGCTGAATCTAATTTAGATGATTTCAAGAATATTGCTCATAATTTAGGTTTATCTCAGAATCAAGCCGAGAAAATCCTTGATATGTATTCAGAAGCTAATTATGATCAAGTTCAAGAGGCTGAATCTAGGCATGAGGAAATGCAAGCAAATGGCATCCATGCACTTCAGCAAGAATGGGGGAAATCTTACAATGAAAATGTCGAATTAGCTCGCAGGGCATTTACGAACTTTGCTTCTAAAGAAGCACTCGACATCATGGAAGACTCAGGACTAGGTAATCATCCTGAAATTGTTAAGATGTTTTCTAAAATAGGTAATCTTCTCAAGGAAGATGGTATTATGGTTGGAGAACCTGGAATTGGTGGAGCTTTATCTCCTGCAATGGCAGAAGAAAAGATAAACACGAATCTCAGTGATTCTGACTTCAATAAAGTGTACTTAGACAAGACTCATCCGCAACATCAAAAGGCGGTTGATGAGATGACTCGTTTGTTTTCAACGGTTCATCAACGTTAAGTTCCTCCCGATCTGGAATTGCAGATAATCAACGACCTGCAATAAAGATCTTTTGGAATCCTAAGTTTTAGGACAATTCCTAGTTATAGGGACATTATTTTATAATCTCTTATATAGGAAAGTCTTATGGCTTACGATTCTATCAATGTCGCAATGGTGAAGCAGTATAGTGCTAATGTTCAGCACATGCTTCAGCAACGTGGCTCAAGATTGCGTAATGCAGTCACATTAGAAACAGGTAAAATCGGAGAAGAAATCTTCTTTGACCGTGTAGATGCAACTGCGGCACAGAAGGTTACATCCAGACATGCGGATAGTCCGTTGATGGATGTACCCCACGAAAGACGTAGGGTTTCTCCAATAGATTATGATTGGGGTAAATTGGTTGATAATCCTGACCGATTACGTCTGATCATGGACCCAACAAGTGCATATGTCGAATCTGCGGCAATGGCAATGGGTCGTGCAATTGATGAGGAAATCATTTCTGCGGCATTTGGTAATTCTTACCAGTCCACTACAAGTTCCACAACAATGGGAGCAACAACCTTCACTGGCGATAATGGTACTGATATTTATCGTGAAGGTGCTTACTCCAGTGGTGTATGGGTTGCTGGTGACAATACTGGAACTGCTGTAGGTATGACTATTGACAAACTCATACGAGCAAGAAAGGTTCTTGCCGCCAACGAAGCAGATGAGTATGACATGGGTGGAAGACCCCAATTGTTCATAGCCTGTTCTGCGGCCGCAATTGAATCTATGCTTCTTGAAGATAAAGTCCAATCTGCGGACTACAACGTCATTAAAGCACTTGTTGCTGGAGAAATTGACTCCTTCATGGGCTTCCAATTCATCAGAACAGAGAAAGTAACTGTTACTTCAAATGTTGAAGAAGCAATTGCATTTACACGTTCAGGACTTGGACTCTGCATTTGGGAGGATATTGTTGCTCGTGTAACGGAACGTCCTGATAAACGATATAGTCAATATATCTATTACAGGATGACGCTGGGTGCGACTCGACTTGACGGTAAGAAAGTCGTTCGCCTCTACATCAAAAACGTTTAAAGATAGGAGCACAATATGGCGGCAACGCATAATAATTATGGGGCTAATTATACTTTGGTATATCAGCCTACTGATGGAAAACCATCAATGCCTCCTGCCTCAAAGGTTGGAGGAAGACTTAGAATTTGGCATGACTCTTACACATCAACTGCAATTGAAAGTGGTTCGACTGTGTTTGTTGCAAAAATGCCTAAAATGGCAGTGCTTTATGATGCTTTCATTACAGCAGAAGCATTAGGTGGTAGTGCCACTTTAGCATTGGGTACTGATGCCTTTACAGTATCAGGTACTACAACTGCTGAAGATCCAGATCGTTTTATTACAGCAACTGTAATGAATGGTGCTGGAAAAACGATCGCTATGTTGCCGAGGCCGACTGGTACGGCTAATGCGGCTTCAACAAATGCAAGTGGAACTGCCCATTTAGGTGTTGGGTATGAGTTTTTAACTGAAACGAATATTATAATTCGGGTTGGTGGAGCTACACTTGCGGCAGACAAAGTGATTAAAGTTGGATTGATTTATTCAATTGATTAATCCTGATGGCAACAGAAGTTGATATTTGTAATATCGCCTTAACAAACTTAGGCGAAGCAAAGATCGTTTCTTTAACGGAGGCTACAGAACGTGCAAGGTTGTCTAACCTTAGATACCCTGATGTACGTGATGCAGTCCTCCGTAGCCATCCTTGGAACTGTGCCACTAAAAGAGTTAAGTTAACTCGTTCTACGACAACACCTGCTTTTGGTTATTTATACCAATATTCGTTACCGTCTGATTATCTAAGGATACTTGGTACGCATGATTCCCTTCTGTCCTATCAGATAGAAGGAAAATATCTGCTTACTGATGAGACAACAATGTATGTCAAGTACATTGCTCAAATGACGGATACATCCGAGATAGATGCCAACCTGATACAGGCAATTGGCTTACGTCTAGCTTGGGAATTGGCTGAACCATTAACAGGACGGATCGAACTGAAGCGGGAAATGTGGGGTAAATATGTTGAGGTTATTGCAGAGGCACGTGGTATAGATGCTTCTGAAGGCATTCCTGATCGAACAGAGTATCTATCTTGGATAGAATCACGATGGGGTTATCAGGGTCTCGACTACAAACCCATAGATGCTCCTGCGGAAGGTTATGATCGGTCCACGAGCTAAATGGCACGAATCCAAAGTGTTCAGAGTTCCTTTTCAGAAGGCAGGATATCTCCTCGTTTACAGGGGTATGTTGACCTTCCAGCATATGGTGCGGCATGTAAAACACTTGAGAATGCGATTGTATTACCTCAAGGAGCCACGACAAAGCGTTCAGGTACTTACCACGTAGCTGAAACAAAAAGCTCAGGAGCAGTACGTTTAATCCCTTTTACGGTAGGGTTGGCTCAGAACTATATCCTTGAGTTCGGGAATAACTATTTCCGTGTATTTTCTCAGGATCTCAGACTGAATTACCATGATAGTAGTTCAGGATATAGTAGTTCGGATATTTATGACCAGACAACGACCTACACAAGTGCTCAATTAGATGATCTGGACTTTACTCAAAGTGCAGACGTTCTCTTCATTGTTCATCCCGACCATAAACCTGCCAAGTTAGTCAGGACATTAGGAAGTAGTACAACGAATCGTGCAGAAGATGATTCGATTTGGACACTATCTAGCCTTACTTTCACAGATGGTCCTTATGGTGAAATAAACACTGATAAAGCTGATACTTTTACATTAAGTGGTACAGACAAGTTTGCAACAACAGATATTGGTGATTTCTATGTTGATACGACTTTAAATCAGCTTGTAAGAAAGAATCATGGGTTACTGGATGGTCAAACTATCTGGGTAAAAGATCAAGGAGATACAATCACATATGAACCTGTATCGAGTACTTCTGGTGATGGTAGTCCAGATGGTGCTACTTCAGATCACAAAAAGTATTTTGTTGTAAATGCAACATCAAATTCGATTCAAATAACAACAAGCATGACATCAGGCATTCCTGATGCTTATTCTACTTTCGCATTAGGTGATGGAGATACAGATGGAAGAGTCAATATAGAGAAACAGACTTTCTTAAAAGGAACCACTGGAGTAACAATTACCGCAATAGGGCATAGTCCTTTTGAAGCAGATGCAATAAAGGACACAGGCAAAACAATAAGAATCAATCCTTTACCAGGATCTCAGATTAAATGGGGATATGTTGAGATAACAGGAAATTCAGGAAGTTCTGCTATAATAGCTCAATGCACAATCAAAGAAGAGGTTGTTTCAGATAATCCTTCTTATGAATGGCAAAAATCAGTATGGGATACAACAAATGGGTATCCTAGATCTGTTGCACTTTATCAACAACGTCTAGTCTTTGCAGGAACAAAGGCATATCCCGCAACAATATGGTTTTCCAATTCAGGAGGTTTTTATAACTTTGCACAATCGCAACTTATTGGTGTCACAACAGGTAATCTTGACTCAACAGGTGCAAACATTGTTGGAGAACAAATCCTAGATACAAATTCGATTGTTTTAACCATTGATTCTGACACAGTAGATCAAATTGAATGGTTGAAAGAAGGTCAGAAACTAACAATGGGAACATCTGGTGGTGTTTTCAGTGTCTATGGATCTGAAAATGATATGACTATAACCCCTTTCAATTTCACTATTCAGAAAGTTGCTGATTGGGAAACTGAATCGGAAGCATTGCCTGTTTCAGTAGGCAATCAGGTTCTATATGTCCAGAAAAATGGACGTAAGATTCGTGAATTGGCATATGAAGCACAAAAAGAAAACTTTGAAGCAACAGATATAACATTAAGAGCAGAAGATATTACTTATAGTGGTATAAAAGAACTTGTATATCAGGATTCTCCAAATGGAGTTGTTTGGGCAAGACTAGCAAATGGAAAATTAATTGCTGTTACATACAATAAGAATCTCAACCTCTATGGATGGTCTACTCACACAATTGGAGGAATAAAAAGTGGAGATTCAGATGACACGACTTATGGAACACATGCAAAAGTTGATCGAGTTGCAGTAATTCCACGTGGTACTCATGACCAGTTATGGATGGTAGTAAAAAGGACAATAGATGGTTCAACAAAACGTTACATTGAGTACATGAATCCATTTTATGATAAACAAGAGACAATACAGGAAAATGCTCATTTTGTTGATTCAGGAGGTCAAAAAATTTCAACGAATACGGATTCTGCTACCAGCAGTTCACGTTCATTCAATGCAAGTTCAGGTGTTAATGTAGGCACAAATCTGATCACAACAGGTTCTGCACATGGATTGAGTATTGGTGATGCTGTTTATTTAACAACGGCAGGAACAATACCTGTTGGTTTGACTGCCACCACTGCATCAAAGACAAGCACTTACATTGTGAAAACAACTCCAGCAACAACAACACTGACTTTATGTGAGGATGTTACAGAAGCTGGTGCATTAGGTACTGATATAGATATAACTGCTACTGGTAGTGGTACTGTGTATATAACTAAATCGGGTTTCAAATATGTTACAGGATTAGATTACTTGGAAGGACAAACTCTATCCATTCTTGGTGATGGTGCAATCCAACCTCAACGAGTTGTCTCTGGAACAGGAACAATTGGGTTACAAACCATCTGTTCAACCTATGCAAGGGTAGGATTGCCCTATACAAGCACTGTAACTACACTACCTCGTGTTAAAGGTGTTGGTGGCTCCTTTGCAGTCACAGGAACAAAACGTTTGCTGACGGTCAATCTGATGTTCTTGGAGACATTAGGAGTTACATTCGGTATGGAAGGTGGTACGCTTGATGAAATCCTATTTAGAGATCCTTCTGATTTTGTATATGGTTCAGCAGTACCTCTATTTTCAGGAATCAAAGAACTTGTTCCTGCTGACAGATCCTTTTCCGCAGAAGGAGTTACAATTCAATCAACTGATCCTTTTCCCATGACTTTACTTAGAGTAGCCTTTGAATATGAGGTGAATATATGAGGATATATACTGAAGTTGTTTGGAAATGGGATGATACAAAAGGAGAACTTGTTGAAGTCTCTTCTGAATCATTTGATTACAAAGGACCATTAGTCAGGGCAGACTTTGGTGCAACTATGGCCGCAATAGCGGCTATAAGTGTTATTTTAGGCACTAGCATGCAAATAAAAGGTGGTCTTGATGCAAGTGCCGCAAAATCAAAACTAGGTAAAGGTCGTGCCAAGAATGTTCTTTCTGAAAATAGACTCAAGAATACTATTCTTACTAAGAATGCCAAACAGCAAATGTTTGACATTACTCGTCAAGGACAATGGCAAGAAGATCAATTTGTAAAAGAATCAGAAAAGGCAATTGCATCTGGGATTGCTCAGTATCGTGGTACAAAGAAAAAAGTAAGCGGAATACAAACACAAACTTTTACAAATGCCTATAGTTCAATGATGGATATGATGCTAGGAAAACAAGCAATACGATACAACACGGAACATCAGGTCCATGCAATAGGAGATAATCTAACAAGTCAGATCCAAATGAATGATACGTATGCTCAAAATGCTTCTTGGGAATATATGCATGGTGCTGAAGCATCAAGAGAAGCTGGTAATATCAATGCATTATCTGACTTAACTGCTGGCATTGGGACATATGCATCAATAGAATCAAAAACTCCTACTGGTTGGTGGGATACCGATACAAGCAAAAAATATAACCAAAGTGATGCTAATACAGACCTCTCATAATGGCATTTAATCCTTATCCTAATTTATCAGGGCAAGTTAATCTTGTTGCTCCCAATAGGGCTGTTACTGCTCCGGCGGAAACACCATTAGCCGATGTATCTGTCGTTGGTGAAGCATATAGAAACTTCGGGCAAGTCATTACTCAATTAGGAAGTAAGGCCGCAGAAATAGCATTACGTGCAAAATTGGATGATGAACGCCTAGCATATGACGAAGCTTCACTTCTTTTTGCTGGTGGCCTTAATCAGTACGAAATGGATATGCGTAATGATCCTCAGAAATATGCAAATATGAAGTATGAGGATATGCAAACCAATTATATGGGACAATTTGGACCTGATGGGACTTTAATTAGCACAATCGTTAAACCTTACGAAAATAAGCCTAAATTACAGAAGTCCATTAAAAATAACTTAACCCAAATGGGCTTAAATAGGGCAAGTACTGCTTTTAGGATTCATTCAGGTTATCGAGAACAACAAATAGAAACGGAGGTCAATGCTTTTGCAAAGGGCATCAGGAATAGAATGTTTATAACTGCACAAGGTCATTTTGAGGAAAAGGGTGGTGAAACTGAAAAAATGATCGATGAGTACATTAAAGAGTTAAATGACTTCATGGACCCCTATAAAACTATTACAAATGATACGAAAGAAAAAATACGTGAATACGCAATACAAGGAGCCGCAGATGGTGCATTAATAGCCCATAGAAATCGACTTTCTGATCCCAAGAAATTCTTGAATTTTCTTAATGATGAAACAAGTGCTAGTAAGCATATTTTAGAAACCGCATCCTATACTGCTGTTACAGGTGCTTATGAATATGCACTCTCTGGAACAGCGAATCTTGAAGCGAAAGAAGAGGCAAGTGCTCAAAAAGCATTGTTAATTCGGACTCTAAATGGAGTTGATGGTAATCCTAGTGTTATTTTTGAACATACTCTGGATGAACATGGATTAGTCAAAAGACAATCTCAACGGAAAAAAGAATATGAGGAGAATAAGAAGAATAAAGAAAACATATTTTTGTTTCATGAACTTTCTGATGCTGTAATTCAGCAAGCAGTCAAAAGTTATAAAAGTTCTATTTCAACAGGGACTGAGTTCAAAGGTGCAGATCTTAAACAATTTAATGATTATAAGAAAGCAGTTGTTCAAGCTGTTAAAGCACCGCTTAAAGCATTAACAGAAGGACAAGGTGCAGATCCGATACCTCTTCTGAAAAAGTTGAAGAGTATCCAGATTAAAATGGCTACATCAAGTACTGATCCAGAAGTTAATCCATTTATTAATGAAAAAGGGGAATGGAAAGGTGGTGGGAAAAGTCTGTTAGAAGCTCAAGCATTACAGAATTATTTAAACTGGTTTACACCCATATTAGAAAAACTTGCAGGACTTGATGAAGGAGAATTAACAAGAGAAGAACTCCAAAATGAAATCACAAATCTAAGAGGGCAAAATCTTCATGTCTTTACTACTGATTTAAAAGATATCCTTATTGCTAATGAGGCTGAAGGACTGACTGATTTGGCACTTGATCTGGCTCATAAAAAACTAGGGACTTATGAAGATCCTACTGAGAAGTTTCATGAAATTGGGTCTAGCAATCCAGATGTTGGACAACCAGATTTGTATGATCCTAACTCTTTTGAGCCAGTTGACATGGGTCCAATCCTTCAAGAGCTTAAACGAGTCTTACCGGATACAGATCAAACAACTATTGATTTATATCCTAGTAGTAAAATTGATACTCTTAAAGAAATAATGAAATCAGGGGATAAAGACAGATTAAAACAACTTATAACTCAAGATCTAGAAAGAAGTGTTGGGGCTTCTTATTTACCTCAGTTGCAACGCCAATTACTTAATAATCCTGAAACTGAGGCATTAGCGGCATTATTATCCCTTGGTTATGGAGTTGATAGGAATGATAAAAGAATTTTCAAGAAATGGGGTCCTTATCAATGGGGATTAGCTTCGCAAGTACTAGAAAATAATCATTTATATAATAATATTTCTCCATCTAAATTCTTGACTGCATCAAAACAAATTAATGATAAATTTGGTTTCACTGGAATTGATGATTCAGGAAGAGAAGCACAGTCTCAGTTAAAACTTCTTGCCTTGGCAGGAAGAGTGCAATATGGCAGAGAAGATTATACAGGCTGGTTTGAAGGTGGTCAGGAACAAGCAACAAAAGATGCTTGGAACGCACTATATTCACATTTCAAATTTGTTAAAAGAACTAACACAGCAAGTGCTTCTGATGAAACAACATTATTATTCTTAACAGATCAATTAAAACGATTGGATGTCGATGAGTCTATTGCCCTTAATGGTATAACTATGACAGAAAAGAGTCTTCAGCAGGATATAACAAATAATCCTAATGACTATGTTATAGTTACAGAAAGTGGAGTTTTGGATGGTAATCAAATAAATCAGCGACGATTCACAGCATTACAGGATGGTGGAAGTTTAGATTTTGCTTTTAGGAATGTTACACGGAATAATGTTAGTGGAATTGCTCTTACAGTAATGCAGAAAAGTAAAAATGGTAAAGGGCATACAATAGGATTTGTATATAAAGGAAATAAGGATGACTATAACGAAATTGATCAAAATGGTATTACTTTCTATAAAGGAGATGCTTTAGATCGTTTAGTTGCCTTACCTATATTAGTGTCAATTGCTGATAAGTTTGATGAAAGATCTTCAGGTAAATTTGGTGAAACTAAAATTGGCCCTGTTACAGTACCTCTACATTGGTTAGGCGATGAATATCCTATAAAAATAGAGAATGAATCAGATTACCAAATGTGGCAAAGTAGTTATGGCAGATTGAGAAAATTTGAAGATCCAAAGGAAAGACAAAAACTTATTAATGCCTATAATGCTAAATCTTCTAAAGGTGCAATAAGCCATGCAGGTCATGGATCTCTTATCAAATCATTAGGAAATCTCTGGGGAGATGATGGGTTGTTAGAATATATGATGCATAAGGACTATATGGCATACGTGAATGAATATATGTTATCTGAAGATCTCCTTCATATTGAAAACAATTCCAATGGGATTGAACATGTTCATATGATTTTACCTGATGATAATTTTGTTCTTGATGGGAAGAGAATACTAGGAATGGAAGACTTACATCAAAAATGGGTTGATACGCTAAAAAGAGGTGATACTGGTTGGTTTGAAGAAACTCTTTCTGCCCTTCTTGGTGCATCTCCACAGAATGTCAATCATGCATTAGTAGAGGCTTTTGACGGTTTATCTCTAGGTGTCAACCCTTATAACATCAATGTCATCCCACATGATGCAACTCCTGATGCAATTTTATTAAAAAATCTTTCTAAACCTGTAAGAGATTGGTTGTTACACAAAAAGAGCCTTCAGTCATGGGAAGATGCTGGAGTTCAGTTCATGACTAATAATTTAAAACGTTCAAAGGAAATGGGTCCAAAACGGAATTGGAACACAAGGAAACGCAGGAGGAAAAGATTTTTCCCTGTTAAAGGCCAATAATGTTTTATTTTGATTACCCTTATGCTCATAAGGATATTGCAGAAGAATCATTTGAAAGTGCAACCCCTAGTGATTTAAGAATCTTTGGTGCTACTGCACGTTATGGGTTCGGTGAGACATCTATTAATGTTGCGGCAGATACAATGCTATTTCATTTATCAGGGATGGTTGAAGACCCAATGCCTAAAGAAGAATGGGAATCGTCACCATATTTTGACCCTGAATTAGAATGGAACGAATCCATGACACGAATTCAAGCACAAATGACAAAAAAAGCATTGGATCGTGATAGAGAGTTCCATGATTGGATGAGAAATACAGATATGTTCTCTTGGCCCGCAATTGGAGGATTTGCTTTTTCAGGGATGACTGATCCTATTGTTTTGGCTCCTTTTTCAGGAGTCGCAGGACATATAATGAAATTAGGCAGATATGCTCGTATAGGAGGAATGACAAGACCTTTTAAAGATATACTTAAAGCAGGTTTAACAGGAGGTTTAACAGAGACTGCATTTCAAGGTATATATTCTCATAAAAAAGAATTATTCCAGCAACATTATGATGCTTCTATGCTTTTTGGAAGTATAGGGCTTGCAACAGGACTGTCTTCAAGTCTTATGGGAGTTGCAAAAATAGGAGGTCTTATCTCTAAACTACCTGTAGGCCAAAGGATTTTTAATACTGCTAAAGCAGTAAGTCAGTTAGGAGAAGATGGAACAGTAGACTTGAGTAGAGGGAAAATCAAGGGTGATGAATACATGAATTATCCTGAAGCAAATGCCCATAATGAGAGAAATGGTGCTCAAAAGTTTACTGAACCTGATGTTGCTGGTCCTCCAACTGGATCAGGAAGACGAATTAAAGATCCCACAGGTTCTATAAAAAGCAGACCTGCAATGGTTGATGAACAACCTAAAAACAGAGGTCCGTTTGACCTCATTGAAGAAAAAATTAAAACCTTTACAACATTGATCAAGAAACAAGTCCAAGCAGATGAAACAATGCAACAGGCAGGTAAAGGTGTTAAAGAATTCTATTCTGATGCATATAGGTGGTTAGAAAATAATATTACAAGAGGACGATGCAAGTAGACTGTAAACAAGGATTAATGGAAGTACATGGACTGACATCTCAGGATGCAGATGCCATGATCCGTGAACTTACAGGTATTGAGAGAACTAAGCTCAAAGAATATGTTAATTCTCAGGATGCATACCATAAGAGTATTGAAGAGGCTAAAGCTATATCAAGAGTACGTGATGCCGATGTTGAAGGATTCATCAGAGAAGAATTGCAAAGCACAAAAGGTAGTTGGTTTACAAACTTCTTGAAAGTTCTTACTGGAGTAGAAGGTTTTAAACATAGTAGGAATTATTCAATTGGGACATTAGGAAAAGGGTTAAAACTTGATCGTGAAGGAAGAATCCTTGCAGGACTACGCTTAACCGACAAAGAGTTGAGGCAATTATTTGAAGACAATGCCTTTACAAGAGACTTTACACGTGAATTATCCCCATGGAGTCCAAAAAGTAAAAGTAAGAATCAGTTAGCCCACAAACTTGCAACATTGGTTCATAAAGAACGGTTTGGGCAAGTCTTGGAAGCAAGATCATATGGAGTTCCAATATTATGGAGAGATGACTATTTAGCTACTACTTTCCATAATCACATCCAGATGAAAGCAAAAGGAAAACCTTTCTGGACTAATCGGATGATGGGATATTTAGACCATGAAAAAACCTTTGGTCCCGGAGTCAGAGATAAACAAGCCTTTTTGGAAAAGAAGTTTGATCACATCACAAAATATGCAGAAGAAATGGACTTCTCTTCTGTAAGGCAGGATAAGCCTTTACGTGATGTTATGTCAGAACATAGAGAACTTCATTTTAAAGATGCAGAGTCCTGGCTGGAATATCAGAAAGAGTTTGGATATCAAGATCCTGTTCGTGCCATTTTCCAAGGCATGGATATGATGGATAGTAAGATCGCATTATTGAGATTCTTTGGTAGTGATCCTGAAAAGTTATTCAGGAAACTTCTTCAAGAAGGAATTGATGGAAAGAAGTTGAATCCTCTTCAAAAGAATCAGCTTATTTCTGCCTACAAGACAGTTTCAGGTGAGTCATTTATTGTTGGGAATCCTACAATGGCACAACTTACTGATACAGTAATGAGTGTTCAGGCAATGGCGAAGCTCGGAAAAGCAACAATAACTTCTTTCAATGACATTCCAAATTCTGCATTAGTCTTAAATACTCATGGTATGGGATTCTTTGAATCATATGGGAAGTTGTTCAAGTCTGCACAAGAGATGATTTCTGGACTCTCAAAGGAAGAAAAGACCTTTGTCCTGAAATACCTTGGATCTGGATTTGATGGTGTTATTGGTGCGGCGGCACAACGCATGATGATGATGGATACTTGGCCCGGAAAAATCCATAAAATGGTATCAAGTTATTTTAATATAATTGGATTGAACCAATGGACTGATTTCTGGAGATCTGCATATTCAAGAGTATTATCTCAATATATGGCAGATAATCTTAATTCTAGTTATAAGTCTCTTAATCCTAGATTTAAAGCATTATTGGATACATATGAGATAACTCCAGAACTCTGGGGTGAAATGAGGAAAGTAGGTTCCTATTCACTTCGTGAAATCCTAACTGATCATCCAAGTGGTGCAGGTAATAGCATCAAGAATGCAGATCATCGTTGGGTGACTTCAGATTGGATCAGATCAAAGAGAAAACGTGCAGGAGATAAAGTAGATAGGCTTGCTGACAGAATTGCGACTATGTATGCCTATGAAGCACGTACTGCTGTTCCTGAACCCGGTACAGCAGAAAGAGCTACATTCATGCGTACATTCCAGCGTGGAACCATTATGGGTACATTTGCCCAACTCTTCATGCAGTTCAGGACCACTCAAATGGTTACAGCAATGAGGATTTATCCACGTATTGCACAGATGGGTTTACCTTCGGTATTGCACTTGACTCCTATGTTGCTTGTTGGATATGCTTCACTAGCAGTAAAAGACTTGCTTTCTGGGAAACAACCTTCTAACCCCTATGACCCTGAAGTTTTATTAGAGTCTTTTGCGACAAGTGGTTTATCTGTATATTATGGAGATATTATATTAGGATCATTATATGATCATCATAGAGATGTAGATGAAGCTATAGGTGGAGCATCATATACAACAGCTAAAGATATATGGGAAGTGATGGATCTTATGTGGAATGATCAGGAAGCAGGACCACAAGTCTGGAATCTTGTAAGAAGGAATTTATTGCCAATGAATGTCTTTTATGCTGAATTAGGACTGAATTATGCGTTAAACTGGCAAATACAAGACTATTTAAATCCCGGATACGCAGAACGTCTTGAAGACTTTGCACGATTTCAAGGGAATCCTTATTTTGAGTTAACCGAACCCACCAATCTTGTTCCTTATGGTGGTATGTATGGACTAGGCCAATGACAGTAACAACAACAACAGCAAGGTTCTCATATGTTGGTGATGGAAATGCAGGTCCAGATACTGCAACTGGGATTAAAGTCCTTGCATCAACAGACGTAAAAGTCTATTGGAATAAAGCCTCTAGTGGAAGTGGTACTCCTGTTACAGTTGGAGATACTTCTACTGCAATGTCTACATCAGGTTATCTTACTTTAAATACTCATTATACTGTACAGAATGCTGGTACTAATAATGATATAACTATAACTCTTGTTGCTTCTGGTTGGACGATAAGCAGTACTCTTGCTTATGCTACTTCTTCAGACACTCTTGTTGTAACAAGAGAAGTTCCTTATACCCAACCTTCCAATTACCAAAATAATGATACTTTTGATGCGGAAACATTAGAACAGTCTTTGGATCGTTCTACGATGCAAATTCAGCAATTGACTGATGTTGCAGACAGAAATTTCGTCTTCTCAAGTACTCTTAGTGATTCTGACTTTAACTCTGCACCTCTTAGTGGGACTGATTTTAGTACTGTTAGAGAACGTGCATCAACAGTCATAACTGGAAAAACTGCAAGGGCGAATAAAGTCCTTGGTTTTGATGCTAATGGTGATGTCTCAACAACACAAGAGATTGGTTCATTCCTTGGGAATTGGGCGGCATCTACTGCATATGTAGCAAGAGATATAGTAAAAGACTCATCAAATAGTAATATTTTTATATGTAATACTAGCCAC